AATATCTATTAGCGTCCTATCAATGGTATTGTCTTACGAGGTTAATTCGTTAGATACAAAAATACACAGGGAGGTTGCCCTCCCCATGCTTTTCAGGGGTAATTAATCGTTAAGTTTGTTTAACAAGCCAGCGAAATATACAGCAGCTTTCCCTGTAAGCTTTCCAATAATTGCTGCATCAGGTTCTTCACCCATATCGCTAATAGCAGAACTTAGTTGTTCTTGTGCTGCAGCAACATTTACTCTGCCACCGCCAGTTCCACCACTGCTTGATTTAGCTGCTGGAGTTTTCTTAACATACACACCAGCTTTTGTTAAAATCATACGAACACCATTTGGGCTCTCGCCTAATTCTTCTGCAATCATTTTAACAATCTCCATGCTATTCTCTGGAGTTGGTTCTTCGTCAGTATACATCTCTACTGCTTGAGCCTTTGCTTCGTCTGTCCAAGCCATTTTTCGTTTTCTCCTAATTTTTCCAAATTTTGATTCAAATTCACTAAGAGTAAATGTGTGTCGATACCCTGGTGCCCAACCTGTTGAGTCTAGCATCTGTGTATAAAATCTGTCACTCATTAGCTTATTTCCATAATATAGATATATTATAACGGAATTTTAACCTTGTGTCAAGAATTATATTTTAGAAGCTATAGCCGTAAGTTTCTATATCTTTGCGATACATCCCATAAACTAAAGTTTTAGTTTTAATTGTATACCAATTATCCCACATCATTGTTACTTCTTCATCTTGTAAAATTGATGTATCTTTGGGATGTAGGTCATGAAACTTTAGTTCTTCTTGCCATGCTTCAAATCTAATTAAGTAGTCACAGTCTTTATAAAGAATCCTTTGTTGCTCAGGTTTATATTTCCTAAGCCAGTTATCTAACCCAATAAAATCAAAACTTTGCATATACAAAGCGACTACTCTTTCGTATGGGTTTCTAACTACTCCGATAGTTTTATTATCGTAGTTCAGTAATAAACTTTGATTCATTCCTAAGCTCCCTTGCCAACTCTTTCGCATTGTCTACTCGATACGGCAAAGTTTCTTTATTAAATTTATCTATTCTTTCAACGGCATCTATTAGTGCCATTAGTTTTTTACTACATTCTTGTATTTCGTGCATTATAGCAAATCCTCCAATGCTTTTAGTTTATCTTTAGCTTCTGCTAATTTTCCTACCCACTTATCAAACTCAGGCAATAATTCAGAGTGTTCTCCAATACCCACAGAATTTGTAAAGTAAGTGCCTAACACTGCTTCTGCCTCTTTTATTTCGGCTAGATACTTTAATTTTAATGCTTCGTAATAGTTGTTTCCTCTATACATTACTTTTCTCCCATAAATGCTGGTATAAATGAATTTAGGAATCGTTCTTGATACTTTTCCATTAAAATCATATGTACCATCGCAGGTAGTAAGACCGCTGTAATACAGGCGAAAACAACTCCGCCAAGCCATGCGTATCTATATCCTACATTGTTTTTGTCTATTAATCCGATAATTCGTATTGCTGGTAAGTATAAGTTATATATTGCCATACCTATTCCAGCTATCCAAAATGCCGCCACCAAACTTAGTGCGTCCATTTTTATCCTTAGTTTACATATACTGTTGTAAATGTCTTAAACTGCCCATATCGTAAGCTGCTAAACAGCAGTATTTACCTGCGTAGCTTAGATATGGAAAGAATGTCTTATCAAGGTCATCTTGTGTAGCTTCTATGGTATAACATAAATACACTCGATATCCTTTTTCTTTTGCTTTATCAGGCTCTAACTCTCTTTGCACTATTGCTGGATAGTTTTGCCTAATTGCCCAAATTTTCTCACCTGGTTCGAATTCTTCTGCTACACATTGTTCTGGTAGCATGGCGTTTCGTCTGCCTTCGTAATCTGTCATAGATAGTTTCTGTGGAACTCCTATTCTGTCTATAATTGCTTTCACAAATGCTGGAGACCTGTAAAGTGCTTTCGCTATATCACTTACATTATCTCCATCTAGATACATCTTTACTGTATCTTGTATCTCTGATGGTGTTGCAGCCTTACCTCTGTTCTGTGCTTTTCTTTTTGCACGGAACTCTTGCATTTCCAAATGGTCTGAGATAATATTACCTAGTCTTGTTGTATTATAAGCTATGTTTAATATAGCACATGCCTCTTTCTTTGTTATAGGCTTACTACCATCAGTTGGATTTAATAACTCAATTACCTTGGTTATATTCGCTTGTGTAAGATTTTCGTGTTTTTTGATTCTCAATTTCTACCCCTAGTAAAATAATTCCGTAATGTAAAATTTTCAAGATGTCATCTACATTTCTGCCGTTCTTCTTGCCGAATCTTTGGGCATACTTTATAATATTTCCTAAGCAAAACCCATCTCCATGACCAGCATCGAAGATAAACTCTGTAGATTGTATCTTGTTCATACTATAATGCTTTCCATATGTGGAAGCGATATAGTCATCAAGCATTTTTATTGCTTCTTTTTCGTTAAATTTGTTGTCTGTGTAATCACTCATTTTTCGTTAATTGTAAAAAAGCCAACTTGAACTAATCTTCCGTTGTCTTTGTTGTAGCCAAAACCTGCACAATACGGTGCATGCCAATAATCTGCTGGGTAAAGTATACATCTATTATATAAATTACCTACATAAGTATGAAGTTCCCAGTCTTTATCTTCTTTCCATTCTTGTTTAAAACCAAATGCTGGTTTCTTTAATGATTCAGACTTTTTTATTAAACCTGTTTGCTTACTTCTAAATAAAGCTGTTCCTTTTGTATTATCATCTTCAGGATTTAGATATACAACTGCTGCATACGCCTTGCCTTTCATTTGATTAGTGGTATTTTCTAAATACCCAGAACAATCATGGTGTACCCAGTTATAGTCTGCATCTTCTTCCAATGCAAGAGTAAATGCAGTATTACTATTTCCTCTAGGAAAGTACTGCATTTTACCATTTAGTAAGTATTCCCACTGGTTTCTACAATATATAAAGTTCTCTTGTGAGAAGGTAGACATAGTTCTACGACCAGGAAAATTAGTTGATTTTTCTCTCCTGCCAGGTCTAAAAAACATAGACAAGGCTTTCTCCCTGACTTCATCAGGATTTGGATAAAACTCGTCTTTAATTACAATCACTTGTCGAGTTCGTCTAAAACATCTAGTCCACCCTCAATTTTTGCTAAATACTCTTTCTTTAAGTCAAGTTGACCTTTAAGAACCGCAATTTCTTGCTCAGTGGTTTCTCTTTGTTTGTTTAAATTCTGACGAATCATATTTCTATGTTCCATAATTTCTATCTCGTTCTGTTGAACTATTCCATATAAGGTGTTAGCTGGTATGTCTTTTGCCATGCATTCTTACTCCATTCAATAATTTATAAGATGTTCCATCACTTTTTCTAACCACTATAGGTTTCTTACTAAAGTAAAGGTTATCTAATCGTTTTTGTATTGCTTTATGTAGCTCTTCTTCTGTTATGCCGTCTGGAAATACCATTGTCATTCCATTTACTTCATACTTCATTTTGCTGTAATCCTTTTATCATACCATGCTAGACCTTCATCCCACCAATAGGGTTTGTCTCGGTATGACCACTTGGCAAATGTTGCCTTGTCTGTGTGATAATAAAGTCGATAACTGCCCACAACATCATCTTCGTCTTTCAACTCGTCTGGCATTGCCATACCAAAAGGAGTCTGCCCTAATCTAGGCATATTCTTTGGCTCGGGCAGTTTGTTGATTACTTCTACTACCGACTTATGTTGTTTACCATAACGATAGTGGTATTCATCGTTTAGTGCATTTGCATAACAATGTGTCCACTCAAAGTTATCGAGAGATGACCTAGTCCATATCGTGCAAGGATGGTTGTACATCATTGGCAAGTATGGTGTAAGAGGTCGTTCTTCTAGTGGTAAATGTTTAATTTTCGCTTTCTCCTCATTGAGGATTTTACTTTCTTCTTTGTCCAAAGCGCGAGGAACAAAGCCAAGTACATGGTCTACCCAGATGGCAGTGCACAAAAGCTGTGCTGCTTCAAGAGGCATCTTGACGATGTGTTTGTCCACATGGTATTCTGCCGACTTGTCGAAATCTTCATCTAGGTAAAATAAGTTCATATTATATCCAGCACTTGTATTGTTTACATTCACCAGTCTTTCTGTCTACAGCTTCGCCGCAGAACTCACAGTCACCTATGTGCCATGTTTCAAATGACTTGGTTTCTGCGTTCCACATTTGTGCTTTAGCGTCTGGTGAATAGTTTGGTTGTTGTTCATTTTTCATATGTATATTATACACAAATTTTCGTTTATTGTCAAGAACTATTTTTCAACTCCAGATATACAGCATGTGACCATTCCACATTTTCGGTAATCACACTCCATATATAACTGTAGGAAGCGTCCTTGTATATATCTAGTCTTTGATTGCCATACATACATAAATACTTACTTGGGTGTCTTTTTCTAATATACTCTGGCTTTACTTTTCGTATTGCTAAGTTATAATTTTCTACTGTGTTCGGTATTAGAATGACAGGATGCTTCATTCCATTGGTTAAAACATCCTGTCGTAGTTGGGCATACCCGTCCTGTTCCTTTCTATGAGAAACAGGACAGAATATATCCGTAGTATGAACCATCGCTGGCTCATACTGTTTTTGTATTAATTCAAAATCTTTAAATAGTTTTACTATCACTTTCCAAATGCTCTTCCTGCTTCGCTTATACCAAATGCACCAAGTGTTACCACTACAAGTGAGGTATAAATTGTGTCGCTTATTACTAAATCCTGTCCCCAGAACGCAGTGACTAAGTCACAAACTGCAAACACAGACATAAGGAAGAAAGAGATAAAACCAATTACAGCTTTTTCATTAATGTCGTTATCATCTAAAAATAAATCAATAAACTTTCTTTTAGGTGGTGCAAGTCTTTTCTTAGCTTCTGCAGCTTCGGCTTGCATATCCTTGATAGTATCTTCTGCGTTGTCGAGTTTTTCAATCAACGCCATATACTTATCTAAATCTATCTCAACTTCATTTCTAGAATTATCCGTTCCTTCTGCCATAATATCTCCTATGGCTTCCAGTCATACCAATCCCTTCTTCCATTATAAGCTGGTGGCTCTTGGAAGTGAAAACTAATTGATATTCTTGGACTTAGAGTATCTACTCTATGATACTTTCCTTTCGGAATGTATAGTAAGTCGCCATTGTCCAAGTCTACTACTTCTTCCAAAGTAGCGTCTTCAATGCGACCTCCTTTTTCTGAAAACTCTTTATAAATGTACCAGCGTATTTTGCCACGCACATGAAATAAAAAGTTGTCAGTAGAATCAGCGTGAATTGGAAAGCATTTTGCATCTTTTTGCTTACTGCAATAGATGTTTGCTTGTCCTATGCCATAGACTTTTTCAAACTCTTGGCATTGTTTCCACATGGTTTCGTTCAAGAACTCACTTAATGTAAGTATGAAACTACACCCTTGATTCCACAAATCTAAAATCTCTTCTCTGCTCTTCTTTTCTGGTGATTTCTTTTTACACCACTTGTTGCCATCTGGCAATACAATTTGTAACTGGGGCGTTCTATCCCAAGTTCCTATGTTTATTTGATTTAAATAGTTATCTAATTCTGTCCAACTAAAATAATTCTCAAACTTAG